GGGGTAATCTAACACAACCAGAAGTGCAAACAGAATTTTCGATGTACTGCTTGTTGAAATTTGAACTTTACATCGGTTATGATATTGCGACCGATTGGAGTACCAACGGCACAAAGTCCGCAACGATCACGATGTTGAAAAACGCCGACACCCTTGCGATTTACAACGATTCGCTCGGCCTGATGGGATTGCAAGTTACAAAGACGGCAGTGACGCATGGAGGTGGTGCAGATTCTTATATCGAGGTTTGGGCTAAGCCTCTTGCAAACGGGAAATGGGCTATTGGATTATTTAATCGCGGTGCCTACGCTCATACGGTCACCGTCGCATGGTCGGATATTTTAGCAGCATTAACAGCTAAAGCTGCTTCGCTGCCTGCCGGTTATCCGACTTGCGAATTAAGCGGGGCTGTGAATGTAAAAGACGTTTGGAACAATACATCCACAAGCTCTAACGGCTGGTCGGTAACAAATCTGGCAAGCCATGCTTGTGCCTTAATAATTGCAGGTTAAAAATGGCCAACACATTTCCATTAAAATTCGGATTGGGTATTTCAGGTTTGACAACGGTGATAGCCGTAGTGAATGGTGGCGAACCAATCGCCCTGACCGAGTGTACCGTAGCGAAAGGCGATTACTACGGGTCCGTTGCCGATCCGACATTGCCCGCCCTGGTTGAATATTCCAGCGGCGAATCAGTACCAAAAGTCGGGTCTGAAATACTTGTTGCCAGCATGGGGTCAGACTTCAAGGATGCTTCCTACAAATGGAATAACTACTTAATTTCAAAGAGTTAGACATGGTATACGAAGTCAATCCTGACACTGTTTATGAAGTTGATCCGGCTTTGTACGTGCCTGGTCCAGGCGTTTTGACCGTGGCTGACCGCGGAGCTATAGCTTCATATCTTACAAGCGATTCTGGATTTATTCAGGCGGTTCAATCTGGTATTGCTACTCAGGCAACGGCAGAGGCGGCATACGAGGCCGCGGGAGCAGCGGCGGCGGCCGTGCAAGATGGGCATGTAGTATTACCAACCGGAAATGACATTCCAACTGGATATGGAGGCGGACTGTCTGAACAAGATGCCGCGAAACTGAACACCATCCTTACCCAGGCATTGCTGATCTCCAGTGGTAAATTGAGCATTATCAATCCATTCCTGGCAGGGAAAGTTTTGGTTATTGTTAAAGACGACGATTACCTCGCGGACAAAGATCGGACAATCACCATCCCCCCGGATGTTTGGATCGATCCGACCGGCGCCAATATAAAACTGCACTGTCTGGATTTGGAGTCGGAAAAGGATATCGTTATCATCGATGGCTCGGCTGATGCCGAGAAAGAACGATATAATTTTAATCCGTCCCAGGCCCAGACTTCTCTTCTGAAAAGAACCGGCATCGGCCATTATCAATGGGCCGTGAAATATCATTACGACGCCGGGATGTTCACCATCTTGTTAGGTCCATTGATAGTTAAGTAGCAATGTTAAGTGCAAAAATCTTCCTATAAAATTTTGGGTCCTTCGCCGACCCTCCAACATGGACGGTTTGGGCGATGCAGCAGCGATCTCAGTGAGTTTGTTTCATGATTTACGAAGGTCTGACATCCCAGGAGTTAGCAGACTTACTTTGCGACTCTGGGCTAGATGTCACATCTAAGGACATCGAAGAAGATATTCAAAATGGGGCTCCGGCGAAAAATGGGAAACTATCATTGCTTGCATACGTCGCATGGCTGATCAAGCGGGTCGATAATGGCAAAAAATGATTTCACACGCCTGTGCATCGGCAATCTTTGCCGCCTTCTAAACAAATCTTCCACGGTCGGAAGAATCGAAGAAAGAGTCGTAAAAAAACATCGCGACGCCGCCGGTCCCAACATCGGCGCCCATGGCCGCATCGACCTCTTAAAATACGCCTGTTGGCTGCGCGGTCAGTTGCCCATTCACAAGTGGGCCGAGTCTAAAAAGAAAAAACAAAAAGACTCATCCGCCGATTACGAAACGATCAAAGAGAACGCCCGCGAGCGGAACGCCGAGACCAGCAAAAAAGGCCGCGACATCGGCGAACTGCCGGCGGTCCGCGATCCCGATCGCAAGGCCAAGGGCGGCGAGAGTCTGGCCTTTTTTTGCAAGGCGTATTTGCCCCTGATTTTCTTTTTGCCCTGGTCCAAAGACCACCGGAAGATCATAGCGAAGTTGGAGCGGATCATTCGCGGCAGCGGCAAACTGGCCCAGGCCATGCCCCGCGGCAGCGGCAAAACAATGCTTTGTTTAGCTGCCAGTTTATGGGCAATTTTATATGGATATCGCCGCTTTGTATCGATCGTTGCCTCAAAGGCCGAAAAAGGCGAACAATTATTAGATTTTTTGAAAACATGGATCGAGACCCGCGAAGAATTGGCCGCTGATTTTCCCGAGGCGATTTATGCCATTAGAAAACTGGAAAGAATCGCGGGCAGATTGAAGGGACAGCTCTATAACGGCGAACCGACAAGAATTGAGTGGAGCGCTGACAAAATCGTTTTTCCCACGATTCCCGGCAATCCTTCGAGCGGCTCGATAGTGATGACCTGTGGTTTGAAGGGATCAGATATTCGCGGCCAGGTCCATGCCTTATCTAGCGGAGAAGCCATTCGCCCGGACCTGGTTTTGCTTGACGATCCGCAGACCCGCGAATCTGCCTGGTCCGAGCTGCAATGCCGCCAGCGAGAAGCAATTATAGCAGGAGATGTTTTGGGTATGGCCGGCCCTGGCCACAATCTGGCAGCTATGGCTTGCGTCACTATTATTAGGCCCGACGACCTGGCTGACCGCCTGGTGGACCGCAAAAAGCACCCCGAATGGCAAGGGGAGCGGATGAAAATGGTGTATGCGTTTCCAAAGCGGGTCGAGTTGTGGGACCAGTATGCCCAGATTCTCCGCGACAGCCTGACCGGCGACGGCGACGGCAGCGCGGCGACCGAGTTTTATCGCCGGCACTTCGACGAGATGAACGAAGGCGCGGAAGTCGCCTGGCAGGAGCGCTTTGAACAACAGGAGATCTCCGGCCTGCAGCACGCTATGAACTGGAAGATCCGCGATGAAAAGCAGTTCCTTTCCGAGTGCCAGAACGAGCCGGCGCAGGAAAACCTGAACCTTGTCAACCGCCTGACGGCCTTCGAGATCTGCATGAAGCTCAACGGGCGCAAGGACCGGGATATACCGGCCAAATGCTCGCATGTAACGGGCATGATCGACGTTCATGACCGCCTCTTGTATTACACGGTTTGCCATTGGGAGGAGAATTTCGACGGCGGCTTGTGCATTTACGGCACCTGGCCCGAGCAGCCCTTGGCATATTTCACCCTGCACAACGCGCCCCAGGGCCTGGCCGACTTGTATCCCGGCCGTGGAAAGGACGGCCTGATCTTCGCGGGGCTGGAAGAGCTTATAAAACGATTATTGGCCGAGCGCTTCAAGCGCGACGACGGCGCTGAAATGCAGCTCGAGCGCCTGCTCGTAGATACCGGGTATGTGCCCACGGTCGTGGGCAACGTGATCCGCCTGATCAACAATCCGGTAGTCATGCCGTCGCGCGGATTTTCGATAAAGGCCGAGGGAAAACCGTTTGCCGAATACAAGCCCGAGGCCGGGGCGGTGATCGGCCATCACTGGCGGATCGCCCCGGCCCCGGCGATCAAGATGCGCACGCTCTTTATCGACGTGAATTATTGGAAGAGCTTTTTTGCCGACCGGCTGGCCACTCCCCTGGGCGACGCCGGCTGTTTTTCATTGTTCGGAAGCTCACCGCACAGGCATCAATTGCTGGCCGATCACTGGTGCTCGCAGATCTCCGAGCGGACATTCGGCCGCGGCCGCTGGGTTGACGTATGGATGCAGCGCCCGGAGCATTTTGACGATCACCTTCACGACACGGCCGTGGGCTGCGCCGCGGCCGCGTCCAGTCTTGGTTGCCGTTTGCCCGAATGGGGCGATTTTAGGCCCCGCCGGCGTGCGCAGAAAATATCACTCAACAGCATGTGGAAAAAATCATGAGCGGATCGGAACCGGTAAAATCGTACAACTGCCCCACGCCCGGCTGCCTGGGAAATCTTTGGGTCGTGCTCCGCACGGATCCTATCCCGCTGGAAAAGGGCGGCGGGATCCGCCGCGTCCGCCGCTGTTGCCGCTGCGATGCCCTGATCGAAACCTTTGAATTCGAGTCCTTTCCCGACGCCAAGATCCACCCTGTGCCTTTAAAGGCGTATTTTCAAAGAAGGGATGTTTAAAATGAGCAAGCTCGCAAAAGACATCATCAACGCCATCCCCGGCATCGAAAACAAGCGCTACCTCGAGCTGGGCCTGGGCCGCGGCGAGACTTTCAACGCCGTGCGGGCAAGATCGAAAATGTCCGTCGATATACAATACAGTCCCATGTTTCGCATGTCGACGGACGAGTTTTTCGCCATCTTGTCGGAAAACGTCCTTTTCGACGTGATCTTCATCGACGCCGGCCACGATTTCGCCAACGTCGTCCACGATTTCAACAACTCGGTAGAACACCTGAGCATGGGCGGTTATATCCTGGTTCACGACCTTCTTCCTCCAGATGAAAGTCACACAGCCAGAGATTTATGCGGGGACGGTTACAAGTTACTGGCATATTTCATTGAAGAACGCATTGATGATTTACGTTCGCTTTATATGAATGATTTTGGTTTGACTGTATTTAAAAACCCAAATTCGAATCAACCTTTGAGATCCGCACCAGAAGAGCGACTTGCGAATTATGTGAACATGAGTTTTGAGCTTTTTAATAATTTATTCAACTTTGAGGCATTATATGGAAAACTCAACCCACACATATAGGATCATGCTGGCCTGGCACCTTACCGATATTGCAAAGCAGTGCATCGCCAAACTCGAAGAACAAGACCTTCCGCACACGCCGGTGTGCGGATTATTGGACCCGTCTTGTACGGCGCTCTGGAATCGTTGCGTCGAAAAATGTCCCACCGAGATCGTGATCATTTGTAACCAGAAGGCCCGGCCCACGCGGGCCAACGTGAATCGGCTGCTGGAATTGCTCGACGCCGGCCACGGCATAGTCGGCCTGCACCATTTCGGCTTTTTCGGCTTTTACAAGGAGGTTCTGCGCAGGATCGGGCTTTTCGACGAGCGCTTCGTGGGCGGCTGGTTCGAGGACAACGACGTCATCCTCCGCCTGCAGGAGGCGAACCTCTCGTATTACGAGGCCGAAGAACTGGAGTACCTGGACGCCGGCAGCGCCTGGACCTGGGCAAAATCATTCGAGCATTTTAAAAACAAGTGGCGGTTGGGCCTGCACGGCGGTGCGAAATATCTGAGAGCTTTGCCCGAATTGCCGCCGGCCTTTGATCTGGGGCCGTCGCAGCCGCGAAATTTCCTGCCCTGGTCGGCCAGCGTGCTCACGCCCATGCAGGGCCTGGTGACTACAAGCTGGGATCACGTCCATCCGTTGCTGGGCGTATAATAAAAATCTCGCGCAACATTATTTATATTCTTTTTGACCAGACATTGCGATAAAACATTCGCGGAAAGCTTCCAATTTTGCTTTCACACATTTTATATGATAATTCTTTTGTGAGCCAAGGTAGATTCGCTGCCAGGGCCAGATTATCCTTTTGCATTGCTGGCATCTGCAAATTTTTAAAGCGTAATTACTATTTGGAAGTACTATCATGATGCTCTTGTTCTAACTGACTGGCCTCGGTTCTTTGGCAAGGGTTTTTAAAAAAGGGCGGAGTTTAGTTTCCAGGCATTCTTCGCAGATATCCCAATGAACCGGGATTATTAAGGGCGGATAATAATAATCGATTTTCCCGCAGCAAGTTTCGGATCTGATGAAAAATTTACTCTGATGCTCCCGGATGACATGCCCGCAGATGTCACAGATAATTTTATCAATAAAAGTACGCTGTTCGGCAATCGTTTCCGTTCTTTTAATTTCCATCTTTCAGACCGTCCGGGGTTTTTTGAAATCCGGCTCGTTCCAGACCTCGAGGTGATAGCGGCTGCCGTCCGGCAGCACGGCGACCAGGAAAGGGCAGGGCGTGGGCGTGAGTTCCTCGATTTCAAACTCGATTTCCGGGCACCGCTCTTTGATGTCCAGGGCGGTTTGCAGGGCGAATTCGGGCACCGGCTTTTTGAATTTTTTGATTGAAACGGCAACCCATCTCAAGAAGTGCGGATAACCGCTGGGATGATGGTATTTTTTTGTCTTTTCGTGGTATTTGTATTTATCCACGGTTTCCGGATCGAAGGGCATGATATCGATTTCCCGGCAGGCCTGCATGAACCGCTCCAGGACGCCCAGGCCGTAGCCGAGAATTTTTGCCGCCCGATCTACGACGTCTTCCAAAGGCTCGCGCGCCGTCTTGTCCATCCGCTTCAATTCGACCGGCTCCTCGGCGTTCCGCTCGCCGCTTTCCACGCCTACAAATGCATTGGTGTAATCATCGAGCGCGATTCCGGCCTGATTTGGGTCCATAGTAGTAACGTGATCCGGAATCAATAGCCCCATTTCAGTTCTCGACATTTTCAAGGCAGCGGACATATTCCCGGCGTACTCGTCCGCCGACATTGCTCGGCCTTCCGTATCAAAAAGATCGGGTCTGCTTTCGATGATTGTTGGATCATCAATTACGAATGCATCAGTGATCATAAAACACCTTTTTCAAAAAATTCCTTTTGAATTTCGACCGCCCGCGACTTAAGCGATTATATCTCTTGGCGCCGGCCATTTCAATAACACCGCCGTTAAAAATACCACCAGCGGGTTATTTTTGCCGCATTAGTGGCGATTCTTTGGCAAAAGCGAAACTGCCCTGGAAATTGGGCCAGGCGGTCCTGTTTACTCATGACATGCAAGATCGCGAGTCCGAACAGATCGCCAAAACCATCGCCCAGACCGCGGCCCGCGGCGTTGACCGCTTCGAGATCGAGGGCATGGGCGGATCGGCCTTGCCCATCGGCCAGCAGATCGCCGCCGACCGGCACCTGGCCGCGCGCAAGGCCGCCAGGCATCCTCTGTTCGGCGTACGGTTGATTCCCATTATTCCCGGCAGATCGCTGTGACGCATCTTCGATAAGACAACTCTGATCAGAACATGGCCAATCGCCTTTTGGACAGGTACGGTTCCCCGCTGCGCGCCGGCACGAACGGCGACGCCCGCGCAAACGGCGAATCGCAGCGGCAATCGATGCAGCCGGCCGTGCAGCTCAGGCCGGCCCTCCGCGCTTTATATGACGCCGCTGCTAGCACTCCTACCACCGCTTATTACTGGCCCGGCGCCGATGATTTCGACGCCGACCGCTCCAATACCCAAATGGTCCGCCAGCAGACCCGCAAACGGGCCCGCTGGCTGGTTGCCAATGATTCCCTGGCCCGCGGCATAGTCCGCACCATGGCCAACCACGAGGTCGGCTGCGGCCCGGGCCTGCAGCTTTTGACCAAGAGCGACGCCTTCAACGCCATGGTCCAGCAGCGCTGGGACGAATGGACGATGGCCACCGGCTTCGGGGAAAAGCTGCACACCATGGTCCAGTCCCGCGTGATCGACGGCGAGTGTTTTGCGCTTCTGGGATCGAATCCCAATCTGGACTGCGACGTAAAGCTCGACATCAAGCTCCTCGAGACCGATCAGATCTTCACGCCCTGGCTCCCCTGGGCCGTTCCCAACCGCATCGACGGCGTATGGTTCGACGATTGGGGCAATCCCACTTTTTACGACGTGCTGCGCTGGCACCCGGGCGGCGTGTTTCCATATTGGACATGGCTCTACGACACCGTTCCTGCGCAATACATCGTGCAGCTCATGCGCCGCGAGCGGCCCAACCAGCACCGCGGCATGTCCGAATTCACCGCAGCGATGCGGCTCTTCGCCGAGCGGAAGCGGTTCCTCGAGGCCGTGATCAAGGCCGCCGAGACCCACGCCAATATCAGCATCCTTTTGGAAACCCAGTCTCCGCCTGGATTGGAGGAAACAACGCCGGCCGAGGCCATCGGCGCGGCCGAGATCCCGCAGAATATGGTGGCCGCGTTGCCCTGGGGATACAAGGCCAGCGGGTTCAAGGCCGAGCAGCCGGCCACGACCTTCGAGATGTTCGATCGCCGCCTGATCACGGCCATCGCCATGACCTTCAACATGCCCTATGCCATCGCCGCCTGCGATTCCAGCCAAACGAATTTTTCCTCGGGCCGGCTCGACCACCAGACGTATTTTTCCATGGTCCGCGTGAACCAGCGGCTCATCGCCCGCACGGTCTGCACGCGTGTCTTTCGCGAATGGTTCAAAGAGGCCTGCCGCGTTTACAAGTGGTCGGTCCCCGATTCCCCGGCGCCGCCGCATACCTGGCACTGGGTGGAACCGGAGTACTGCGACCCCGAGGCCGAGGCCAATTCCATCGGCACCGAGCTGGCCATCGGCATAGCCTCGCATTCTGCCGTGCTCACCGCCCGCGGCCAGGATGCCAAGGCCGTTCACAAAAAAGCGGCCGAGGATCTGGGGTTTGACACCGTGCCCGAATACCTGGCCTGGGTGCGGGCGAATATTTCGGCCAAGTTCGGCGGTCAAAATCGCACCCCCGAGCCGGTTTTGGAAAAACAAGATCCAACCGACGCCGACGTGGCCCAAACCAAGGCCGACGTGGCCGCCATGGCCCACATCCTGGAAACCGCCTCGCCCGACACCCGCCGGGCGATCGCCGCCTGGGCCCGCGGTGCGATGGCCCTGGGAAGCGCAGTTTAGGAGTTTTGAATATGTCTTGGAAACCCAAAGACGCATACGACATAAATCCGGCGATCAAAAAGAAAAAGATCGCCCGGCTCTGGGCCCAGGTCGCCAATGACACGCTGCAAAATCATTTGGATCACGGCGTGGATGCGGACGAGGCCAAGAAGCTGGCCATCGACGCCGCCAACCAGGCCGCGGGGCGGGTGATCAACAAAACGGCGGAAATCCCCCAAGGCCCGGTCTTCGCCGGCGGCATTCCTAAAATCGGCGCCCCATACAAAATTCTGGCGGCCGAGGCCGGGGACCAGGCCAACCTGGTCATGAACGAATTCCTGCCCAAGATCGGAGAGCACTGGGCCCGCGTGGCAGAGCCCGAGGATTTCAATCACGAAACCTTCCGCGCCGACGACATCGAGCCCGGGATCCGCTGCATCTCGGCCGCGCTCAAGGACGGCGACGGCTCGATGAAGCCCCAGGCCTACCACTTCGACAAGCGGGTCTTTGCCTCCATCGCCGATGTGCAGCGCTGGCTCTCGAATAAAAATATCCAGGCCACCAAGCTCGAGCCGGCCAAGGACGTGCAATATCCCAAAATGACCTGCGGCGCTGACCTCCGCTTCGAGGCCGAATTCGCGGCCCTGGAATCCCAGCCTACCCAGTCGGAAAAACTCCCCTCGATCGACATCCTGGCCTACAACGGCGGGCCTTTGAGCGTGAAAGGCTACGACCTGCCGGTCGTGGTCGACATCCCCACGCTGCGGGCCGACGCGGACCAGACGCCGATCATCACCGATCACGCCGGGCCCAATCGCGTGGGCCACGCCGACCTGATCAAGTCCCCCACGAATCTCCGCCTTAGCGGCGTGATCTCCTGCGTAAACGCCGCATCCGAAGAGGTTTTGGCCAACCACAAAAACGGCTTCAAGTGGAAGGCCTCCATCGGCTGCGCGATGGGAGACGCGCTTTTCGAATATTACGCGCCCGGCGAATCGCTCGAGGCCAATGGCCAGCGCTTTCAAGGGCCCCTGTACTACGCCAAAAACGCCCGGCTGGCCGAGTGCTCTTTAGTCACCACGGGCGCGGACAACGACACCCAAGTCACAATCGCGGCCCAGGCCAATCCGGCCGCGGCCCAATCCATAAAGGAGTCTTTACAAATGCCACAACCGGTCATTCCCGCAACAACGCAAACCCAAACAAAGCCCAAGTTCAAGGCCTGGTTAAAGGCCAAGGGCCTGGACAAGGACCAGCTCGAGGCCGCGAAGCGAACCGAGCTCCGCGCCGAGTACGACGCCGAATTCCAGGCCGCGGCCGTCCAGCCGCCGCCCGCGACGCCCTTGGAGGCCGCGCTCGATGTCCGCAAGCAGGTCTTGGATGAGACCACGCGGATCCAGCGGATCCGCAAGATGACGGCCGATGTCCTGGCCGGCTACGGCGGCCACGCCGACGGCAAGACCATCGAGGCCGTGCAAAAAATCGAATTGGAGGCCATCGGCAAGGGCTGGGACGCCCGCGACGCCGAGATCGCGCTTTTGCGCCAGGCCCGCCCGGTGGGGCCGGCCCTGCACATCCACGACCAGCAGCCGCTCCAGGCCGAGGTCCTCGAGGCCGCGGCCTGCATCGCGGTCAACCTGCCCAACATCGAAAAGCATTTCAAACCCGAGGTCTTGCAGGCCTCGCACGATCGCTTCCACGGCCAAATCAGCCTGCAGCAGCTCATGCTCGAGGCGGCATGGGCCAATGGCTGCCCCACGCGCTTCATGCGCGGCCCGGCGGACGTGAAAAAGGTCATGAATTTCGCCTCGCCCGGCCATTACTGCCCGGGCGGCGAGCGCTTGGAAGCCGCCGACGCATCCACCTTGTCCCTGCCCGGGATCTTGAGTAACTTGCAAAACAAGATTTTGCTGGAAGGATTTTGGGCCGTCGAATCCGTGTGGCGGGACATCGCCGCGGTGGGCAACGCCAAGGATTTCAAACCGCACTACGGCTTCCGCTTCTACGGAGACATGACCTTCGAGGGCCTGGGCGCAGCCGGCGAGATCAAGCACGGCAAGGTCGGCGAGTTGAAATACGCCAACCAGGTCTCGACCCGGGCCAAGATGTTCGTCACGACCTACGAGGACATCATCAACGACGACCTGGGCGCGATCAGCCAGACCCCGCGCCTGATCGGCATGGGCGCGGCCTACGACCTGAACCAGTGCTTCTGGGCCAAATTCCTGGCAGCCATCGATTCCCAGGGCAACGCCATGTGGTCCTCGGCCCGCAAAAACCTGCTGGCCGGCACCTACAGCTACACCAACGACGACGACGAGACTGTCACCGTCAATTATGGCCTCACTCCCAAGGCCGGAATCCAAACCCTGACGGCCATGAAACAGGCCTTCCTCGAGCAAAAGAAACCGGACAACCAACCGGTGGCCGTAGCTCCGAAGGTTCTCTTGACCACTCCCAAACAGGCCGACTTCGCCAAGCGCTTGATCCAGTCCAGCGAATTGCGGTCGACCGTGGCCGGCACCACGTATCCCATCGACAATCCGCACGCCGGATTGTTCAAGCTGGCCATCAGCTCCTACCTGGCCACGGCCTTCGGCATCACCGGGGCGGACGACGACGCCTGCTGGCTGCTGGCCGATCCGGCCGTGCTGCCGATCATCGAAGTCCTGTTCCTCAACGGCCAGCAAACCCCCACCGTGCAAAGCTCGGACGCCGACTTCAACGTCCTCGGCTTCCAGCACCGCGGCTGGTGGGCCCACGGCGTGGCCTTGCAGGAATATCGCGGCGGCGTGATGGCCACCCCCAAGACCTGATCGTAAAACCCGACAACCAAAGCCTTGCCGGCCCCGCGGGGCCGGCAAGTTCTCATAGACCCGCGTAACAGAATTTCATCCTAAAAAACTCCAACCGAGAAAAAATACCATGTCACAGACACAAGTTCCGACCTGCTTCGTAGCAGGCGATTACGAAACCATCGATTACACGCCCGCCGCCGACGTGCAGGTTTACGGCGGGGACGTGATCGTGATCAACAACGGGGTGTTCATCGCCCCGCGAGACATCCCCAACGCCGCCGGCAGCGATCTGGACGGCACCCACACGGGCGCGTTGGCCCGCACGCACGGCCGCTGGTGCGGTCCCAAGAAGTCCGGCGAGGTCTTGGCTGTAAACGCCAAGCTGTATTACGACGCATCCGGCAATCCGGTAGGTGGAACGGCCGGCACCGGCGCCTTTACCGGAGTCAGCACCGGCCACAAGGAATGCGGCGTAGTCACCAAGGCCGCGGGCGCTTCGGACCCAACGGTCGAATTCGCCCTCAACGACCCCGGAGTAATGCCGCAAAGCTAGCGACCAGGCATGAGCGAATTGAAGATCAAAGGCCGGATCGATTGCATCGATCCCAGGCTGGGCACGCACGCCTTTAACGGCTGCGTGCTCACGGCCTGGAATCGCCTGCTGGCGATCTATCGCGTCAATCGCCGGCACTCGGTCCTGGCGGTCTCGGAACTGGACGACCGCTTCCGGCCCGTTTACACGCAGATGCTCTGGGATTTCAGCGATCAAACGCTGATCCCGGAGGACCCCAGGGCGATAGTCCGCGGCGATCGCGTGTACGTGGCCTGGACCGGAATGAACGCGGTCAACGACAGCGCGGCCTTGATGTGCCACGGCGGCATCGACCGCGCCTACAACGTGGTTTGGAAATCTCCATGCTGGCACAGGAACATCAAGACCGCCGAGAAAAATTGGGTGCCTTTTTTGAGGCGCGACAAGCTGTTTTGCATTTACGAATACAAGCCGCTTTCGATCATGCGCTACGCCGGCGGCTCCTGGTTTTTGCATCACGCCCATGAAGTAAATTGGAAATGGAAATACGGCGAGGTCCGCGGCGGCGCCCCGCCGGTGTGGTTTCGCAACCGCTGGTATTGTTTTTTTCATTCGTCGCGCGAGGAATATGGCTCGGCCGGGAAAGTGAAGGTGTATTACGCCGGATGTTTCATAATGGACGCCCAATACAACGTGCTGGCTATCACCCGCCAGCCGATCCTGGCCGGCCATGTGGAAACTTATAGCGAGCCCTGGTCACAAGGGAACCGCATATCCGCGGTGTTTCCCTGCGGGGCCATGCTCCGCGGCGACAAGTGGATCGTGTCCTACGGCTATATGGACAGCGAACTGAGGATTGCGACATTCGACCAGGCGGAATTGGACCAGGTAATGAGCGCGGCATGAACACGTTATTGAACTCGATCACCGAAATGGCGGCCCTCCAGGTCCAGCAGAACGGCGAGGAGATCGAATACACGCAGGACGGAGAAACCATATACCCCTGGGCCATTGCCAGCAAGCCGGAGATGATCATCGACGACCCCGGCGGCCCCATGCTGGAACACGACGACCTGAATTGGATGATGGTGGCCGCGGACGTGATCATAGGCGGCGACATGGCCCAGCCAAAGCCCGGGGCACGGATCAGGCGCTACAACGCGATTACGGCGAGTTTTGAAAATTATGAAGTCCGCTCCAAGGGCAAACAGGAGTGTTTTCAGCGCATGGACCCCCTGGGCCGCGTGATTTTGATACACACCAAGCGCGTGGAAGATCAGGCATGACGGATTTACTGCTAACACTGGCCGACAACCTTGCGACCGCCATTAGCGCAGCCGCGGCCGACAAGGCCTTTTCCGCGCCTTTCGACAGCGCCGATTCATTCAGCGTGGCATGGAACGACGACCCCATCGCCGCCCTGACGGAGCCCGACCTGGACAAGCCGCTGATCTGGATCGTGGATATGTCGGAACTATTGGAGACCGACAAACACTCGGCGACGTTGGGCGAATGGATTTTGGCCGTCGTATTCCAGCGAAAACTGGGAGTAAACGACACCGGCCCCGCCCGGCTAACAGCCTGCCGGCAGCTATCCGGACTGGTGGCCGAGATAACGGCCTTTTGCCGCCAGGCGGTTCTGGCCTTGGACGACGACAACGGGGCGGTGTGCTTCAAGACCGACCGCAAGCCGGCCCGCGACATCCAGGCCTACCACGACGACGGCTTGTTCCGCACTGAAATCAGCACCCATTGGCGGGCCGTGCTTTAGAGCGAAGACATGGAAATCACCTTCACCATCAGCAACGACGAAAAACTGATCCGCGCATTCGAGGATCTGCCCCATGCCGCGCAGGATCGGGTCATAAAACCGCTGATGATCGAGGCCTCAGACATGATCGCCCAGGCCGAAAAAGGCGAAGCCCCCAGCGAGTCCGGGCTCTTGCAAACCTCGCTCGGCCACACGCAATTGAAAAATTACGGCGGAAAACTCTTCATCACAACCGGCGTGCGGCGCGGGTTCCGCCGCGCAGTGACCGTCAACCGCCGCGGCGGACTCCGATTCCGCAGCAAAGCGTTTACAGAGGCAAATATCGATATCCCAGCACGCGACCCTGCCAAATACCTGCGCCTGGTGGAACACGGGAGAAAAGAATCTATTGCCGGAGCGCGCCCTGGATCTTATTACGGCAATTTGGGTCCCGAGCGCGGTCTTAGAGGCAGATTTATTGAACCGGACGCCGAGAGAAATCCGGCCAGCAAAGTCCTGTATTCAGCGGCAAGCGACAAATTCTTCGGCCGCAGCGTGGCCGCGGCCGCGCCCAATCCCTTCATCGAGCGGACCTACGAATCAAACAAGCAAAAAATAGCCGACTTCATCACGCTCCGCGGCGAGGAGGGAATCATCGCCGAGGCCAAACAACTGATCAAATTTTGAAAGGCAATAAACATGTCAACTCCAAAGACGCGAATGTTCAACGGCTCGACCTTCACCTTTTCCGGCACGCCCGTGGGGCAGTTGGTGGGAATTTCCTACCGCGCAGGCGGGGCCTGGGTCGATGTCTCCTATCCCGAAGACCTGAACAAATTGTTCGAGCAGGGCCAGACCGAGCTCGAAGTCCGCCTGAAATTCAAGGGCGGAACGTCGCTCAGCCCAAAAGCCAAGGGCGTGGCGGCGATCGTCTGGGCGGACGGCTCGAGCTCTTCCTGCCCGGGCACATGGCAGGTCGGCCCGGTGGAATGCACCGGCGATTGGGACGCCCCCATCACCAGCACGGCCGAGCTGCGGCCCACAGTACCCGACGCCTCCTAAAACGGCCGTTTTTTAAATTGAAATATCGGCGAACCGCCGGCCCGCTGCGGCGGCTCGCATTACAAATTCTGGGTTTGACAAATATATCAAAACGGTGATTTATGGATATTTCCGAAGACGTGTTTTTTCGCGGCGCTGCCAGGTTCTCCAACATGTACCCCAGCCCGAATTGCATCAAAGATGCGCACGTTGCCGCCGATGCCGGATTACAAACGAACAAGATGGAGCACAAGCACCGCAAATCTTACAGCCAGCCCCTTTCCGCGGCCGCTTCCGAAACCAAGACTTTGCACGTCGTCATCGGTACGACCGGCACGGTGAAGGCCTTCAAGGCCGGATCGATCACCGTCTGCGCCGGCAATGCGACTGTCACCTTGGACTTGAAGAAGAACGGCACGAGCATCCTATCGGCCGTGATCACGCTTAACAACGCCAACACGGCCCGGATCGCCGTCGCCGGTACCATATCCAGTACTACCCTGGCGGCCGGCGATTGGCTGGAGGTGGTCATCACGGCCACGATCGGGACCGGAACGCTGGCCACCGGAGTTTTTTGCGAACTGGAAATCGACGAAGACGCATCCTAATCAACCAAATCAACCAAAACCATCCATTTTGAAAACAGGAGGGCGGGCGATTTTGCCCGCCATATAAAACCAATGGGACTTCGCGACGAAATTCGCTCTTTTACCCAAAACACCAAGCCTCCGGTGCTGGCAGTGCCGACGCCCGAACTGCCCCAATGGGACGGCCAGATCTTCGTCCGCCGCGTCTCGCCCCGGGCCTTTGCCAATTTCTGGCTGGAAGGCGCGGATGAGGAGGATTTCGACGAGCGCGCCAGATTCGCGGTCCTGGCGGCCTCAGACGCCGACGGCTCGCGGATCTTCCAGGATGAGGACATCCTTTGGCTCACGACCTGCGAGCTCTTGACGCCGATGGTGGAGCGTCTGTATTGGGCCGGCCGCTTCCATAACGGCCTGACCGAAGAGAACCGGACGAGTTGGAGAAAAAACTCGCCGAGCACGGGAGGCGGTGGTTCGCCTTCCTCCTGTGCCGAACAGTCAACACAGGTTTTGGACTCGACGTCGACCGGCTCTTAGAAGAGGTCCCGCCTGAACTATTCGAAGAGTGGCGGGTTTTGTACGACCTGGAACCCTGGGCCGAGGAGCGGGCCGATTTCGCCGCGGGCACGGCCATCATGCACAACGCGGCCGCGCACGGCGGCAAGCCCCGGCCGCCCGTCGAATACATGCCGTTTTTGAAAAAGGAAAAACCCAAGCCGCAGCGTCAATCGGACATGAAGGCCGCCTGGCAGGCGATCTGCGATCGCATGGCCGCCGCCGACAAGAAACAAAATCCTGAACCCTGAATACTTTTTTTGGCCTTATCTGAACCCTGAACCCTGAATATTAGAATATTAAAATGCCCTCAGTCGCCTCCCAGATCCGCATCGACATCCTGGCCAACGCCGCCCGGTTCAAGGCCGACATGCGCGAGGCCGGGCGCGAGGGTTTCGGTTCTTTCCAGGACGAGTTCAAAAAATTCCAGCGGAGCTTTGACGCCCAAAAGCAGGTCATGGAGCGGTCTTTGGCCGAGACCCGGGCCTGGAAAATGGCCATGGTCGATCTTAACAAGGATCATTCGCTCTTCAGCCCCCAGGATCTGATGCTCGCCGGCGCAGCCGGCAAAGACCAGGGCCTAAGCAATTCGATGCGTTTTAAAGAAATGCTCCCCTGGGGCAATTCCATGCGGGTTGAACTTACCCGCGAAGCCGCCGAGACGGCCGCCGCGATCGGCGCGAGCAAGCAAACCGTAATCAGATCGCTGGCCGGCGCCGAGGCGGAGCTCAGATCGCCCAGTTTTTTTGGTTCGTTACGGGGAGTGGGAACTGCAGCCCTGGGCCGCGGTCCGCTTCGCCCGCTATCTTCCATGGGCGTGGCCATCGAGGACATGTCCATGGCGACAAAGGGTCTTGGCCTTTTTACAGCCGGACTATTGATATCGCAAATGGCCGCCGCCTCGCTGGGCCGTAAAATCACGGAAACCCGTGAAAAGGCCAATTCCCTGGGTCAGACTTACGATCAATACGTCAAACGCAAGGGATTGCCGGAGTATTCGCGCTCTACGGAAGGCGGAGCCCTGACAGCGATGCATGGATGGGAAGGGGCCAAAGAATTTGGTAAAGGACTTGCGGCTGGAACTTTTGGTGCTGTGGTTGATTTTTTCGGGAATACGGATGTCTCCAAAATAGCCGAGAGCGCTAGATCCGACGAACAAAATAAGTTATGGGAACGTGGCATGGCCATGCGGACCACGCAGATCCAAGAGGCTCAACAGGGGCTGGGCGGATTGCACCGCGAATTGGCCGGCCTGCAAGGCACTTCAGAACAGCTTTCCCGCCAGGAATGGATCGAAAAATTCAAACCCACGGATTTTCAAATAAAAGCCTGGGACGACTTGAGTTTGAAAATCTATAAGGCAAAAGCCGCCAAAGAGGCGGAGTCCATGGCCGGCGGATTATTCAAGGAGTTGACTGCCGCGCAAAAACCGGATTCCAAGGGCGAATCCGAATATCTGCAAAAGCTATATGAATCGGGCATGGGCGGCGATGACATTGCCGCGAACCTGCGGTTATTCCGGCAACACAGAACTGAACTCGGCCAGTTGACCCGCGCCAATTCCGCGGCCGCATCCCTGATGAGTCCGGAGGATAAATATCGGCAGGCCATGGGCGACGCGGAAACATGGCACGAATATCACCACGGCCGCATGCAGGACGAGCAGACCTACCAGGCCATGCGGATGAAGGCCCAGCAGGATTATTACCGGGAAGCGGCCGGCCTGGACGCCAAGCAGCTCAAGGAAGAAGCCAAATCCGACATCGAGCGGTTCAGAATTCGCCGGGCCACGCTGCAAAATATGGCCGAGAGCGGCGCTTTGACCACTGAAGAAGCCATGAATGCCCAGGATCGCGACCGGCTCAAGGAGCGGCAGAGATTGGGCATCTCCGATCCGCTGGGCGATTACGGCCGTTCGCTAAAGGATCTTCGCGAGGCGCTCGACGCCGGCTTGATCGAGCAGGGCGAATTCAACAAGCGGCGAAAAGAACTCCGCAGCAAGACGATTAAAGAAATTGAAAAAGATGATTTTCACGAAGTCCATCCCGTGGGGGCTATGCAAGCCGGTTCGATGGAGGCCCACGCCCTGATCGTCAACAGCATGCTGGCCGATCCAAAGGTTAAAATCGCTCAGGACGCCAATGCCAAGCTGGATCAAATCGAAAAAAACACCAGGCAGCAGCCAATCGGCAACCGTTTGGAAAAGAGATAATCATGGCCATTCTTTGGTCTCGACGAAAAACGGGTTATGAGGCGTCCACCGGCCCGCACGGAGAGATATCCTTTCGCACGGTTTACACGCTCAAGTCCGATACGCCACTGGAAAACCGCATCGCCATTTTGGCATCCGGGCTCTTGCCGGTCTACGGTTCCCCGCATCCGGATTGTGCCTTGTCGACCTGTGTCAAAGTTACCCCCGTTCAGAACAAGGAAAATCCATATCTCTGGGAAGCGACCTGCGAGTGGAACACCGTCCACGGCGGTGAGAATCCCACCGAGATGCAAAAGCAACTCGATCAGCGCCGCCCGCGCTGGCGCCACAAATTCGTGAAATCGCCGATGCAGCGATTTTACGACCTGGACGGAAAGCCCTTTTTCGACACCGCCGGGTCGCCCTTTCTCCCGGCCCCCAACATCCCGATCTGGATGGATGAGATCACCATCACCCGCTGGCAGGCCCAATGCGACCGCCAGTTCGACAGGCAGTTCCTCAACGCCACCAACACTGACACCTGGTACGATGCCGAGCCTAGCACGGCCCTGATCGACGACATCGACGCCGAGGAAATCTACGAGAAGGGCGCATACTGGTTCATTTACACCTATCGCATATTGGTGAATCCCAAAGTGGTTTTGGATCACGGCGAGGTCATCGGCGGCTGGGACCCCTGCCCGGTTTTAAACGCCGGCCCGAAAAGCCTGCAGGACGATCCGGATCACCCCGGCCAAACGATTGTAAAGCCCATCAACGATGACGGCGTATATACCGGACAGCCTGCGCCGCTGGACATGCAAGGTTATCGCCTGTGGCTTAAGCCGAACGGTTCGATTATAGATTCTTTGGGCGTGTCGATCCCTTCGTTTTGTTATCTCAAATTCCGCACGGTCAACAAAACGGCCTATGCCCCTCTGAACCTCATCCCGCCCTGGCAAGAGCAGACGTAGGAGGTTCAACAAAAATGCCCGATTACACCAGCATCAGCCAGGCCATGGGCCGCGGCATCCAGGACGTTGTCGAAGAGTACGACCGTCGCCATCTTCGCGGCCCGAATTTCAACCGCAACTATCCCATCCCGCAGGCCTCCGGCGGCGGCGCCGGCATAGACTCTTACGTTCTCCTCCAGCAGCTTCATGCCAAGGGCTGGGCCTACGGGGTTCTTTTAGGCGATGACGCCCAACCGACCGGATCTCCGGTGATTCTGCAAGATTTTACAAAGCGCTCCGGGCATTATGAGATCGGCCAGGTTGTACTTGTTCCACATGGTTCAGCCTCTGTTATCGGTGGCGACTGCCAGACGCAGGAGACGTAAAAATGTCTCACACCACGCCCACCTATAATTTCCCCGCTCAGGACGATATACAGACCATCGCCATGAACGGCGTGACTGCAGGCAACTGGGTCCTGCGCTATGGGATGGAGACCTGGGGCACGGCTTCCCTGGATAAAGACACGACGGCGGCCGATTTACAAGCCACGATCCGCGCTACTTACGGCAGCGATTTTGCTAATACTACCGTAACCCGAACCGGCAATGTCTTTACAATCACGGTTCCCAATACAACGCTCCCATTCGCCTATTGGGTCGAAAACAGCACCGACGGCGCCTTTACGATCAACCACGTCCAGGTCGGCAGCTCCGGGTTCACACTCGGCCCGGTTACTTATTCCGACCCAACTTATCCAAAGGGCATTCCCTTCCAGCCCAAGCGGCATTACCGCTCGATCCCCGCGAATCTGGGCGAGGTCGATGATACAGGCGCGGACAATCCGGCTTACGACGGAACCCTTGGAAGCGGGATCGGCCTTACCTGGGACGAATCGGCCCGCTCCGATGGCAATCCATATTACACCGATGGCAACATGAGGTGTCTAAAGGTCTTGTGCAACCACACCGAGACCGAATTCGGCGTGGTTGTGGCCGGATTCACAAACGTAACCGACGACCTGGTCAAGGATATTTGGATACTTACAACCAAGCCCAACATGGTCCAGGTCGGCGATAAGATCGTCATCACCGACCCGGACGGCAATTACAACGCCGGCGGTTCTTGGACAGTGGCCGCCATCGAAGTTTTGGACATATCCGCCGACGGCTTTTTGGTGCATCTTGGAAACGGATACGCACCGCAAGATCTTGTCACGAAAACCGCCCATGCCGACCTAAGCGCGATCGGCGGTTTTACATGGCAGAAGGACGACACCAATAAACTCTGGCCGATTGACTGGGCCCAGGGAGTCTGGTCCCCGCCGCAGGCAGATATTCAAACCATCACCATCGGCTCGACCGATGATTTCGATTTATTCTACGGCCCCGCCGATACGGGATGGCTGCATTACAACGTATCCCTGGCCGACCTGCAGGCCGCGATTCGCGGATTGTCTTCCGAAACGGCCAACTCTATCGTGACCGGTACGCCGGGAACTTCGTATACGATCACCACGCCGGCCGCGAACATGTCGCAAGTCTTCGCCACCAATACCGGTGGCCCGACCGTAGATCACACCCAAATCGGCAACGCCCGATTCGATCCGGACGTGGGAACAAACAAGAACGCGAATCAAAGCCCGTGGGACGAGGTCGCCCAGTGGATGACCTGGGATTATTACAAAGTGCATCGCGGCCTGAACGTTACATTGTTGAGTCTTGTTTGGTGGAAGGAAACGGAGAGTGGCATTTCAAACATGGGAGCCCGCACCGGCTTGATGGGCGACGATCTATCATCATCAAACATTATCGCCCTATTTCAAACCCAGGCAGGATATGGCTCGCCGTTCCCCGCCGCCGGCAGCGATACACTCAAGGTGATGCTTGGAAAATGGACGCCCTTTTATTGGTTCCCCGAGATCGAGACAAACCTTAATCGGATTTCAGTCCCGACCTACACGGTCGGCGGCGAAACGCTCGGCGGCTTTGATGTTTTGCAAACTACCGTAATCCGCAAAGACCTTGACCCGACAAGCGAAGCCTCGTTTTATGCGGCCTATATTCCATACTTTGCGTGGGCTAATCCCTGGTTTGGCGTTACGGGCGCGGGAGATCAAGCTCAATATCCCTGCATCGCCACGGCCGGTTATTATCCCTGGTTCACGTCGGACTTAAACCCGGATGATGCCCCGAATTATTATCCCATGCTTTACGATTATCGCTGGACGGGCGTACCGCGGCTTCGCAAGTCGATCGGCACAATCGAGGCGCCAGGCAATTACGATTGCCTTTTATCCGGTTCTTTTTGGTTGAACACCGCCAGCCCAAGCGCATCCGGTACGATCACCCTGGGCCTCGGCATACCCGGGGCTTATTATACTTTCGGAACCGACCAGCAGTATTTTATCAACAATGATGAGCATTCTCTTAATTACGGCAAGATCGACTATAAGGTCAACTATCCTTACGACTTTAATCTCCAAAATATCTGGACTGATAGTCCGCCTTGTTCACCGGAGAAGATTGATTTCAGCCAATGGCGCGAGCCGGGCGATGACGCTATAGTTGTTCGCGTTCGTCACAATGCCCAAGACCTTACAACTCCTTTTGTCGTCGGCGTTCCCACGCAGGGCGTCCCGCTCTCGATCAGCAGCGACGTGGAGGTTTTGAGCCACATCGAAGTGGCGAATAAAAACGTCCCGCGCGATTGGAGTTGGACTTCATTTCCTGATTATGGAACCATTACAGAAGTCAGTCCGGGTTGCGGTGGGGCAAATCCATATTCGGAATTTGTCTTTCGTGGCATAACGTCCAGTTGCATAAAGATCACGATCTCCGGCGTGGTCCGGGGAAGCACTTGTCAAAGCGTCTCGCCTGGTTACGATCCGCGCAGTAGTCGCAACGGCAATACGATCCTCGGCAGCATCGGCCCAGGCGGTTGGAAAAAATCTTTCAGGTATCCCAATTGCTGGGACGGCACTTGGCATGATATCGAAGCGTATCTTCATAATTTAAGCGACTCTGCCGGCGGATGCGTACTTATGAACGGCGACATCAGCGGCAGCGGTACGGGAGCGCGTTTTTATGGGGCTGAGGTTTCGCTGGGGGCCGATCCGGTAATGGTTGATCGTGACGGTCTTGATCCCATTGCCAGTACGCATCTTTTCAATGTGACTTTATCGGTTGCAATCACGGCGGCGGGCGGGGCGACATGGAAAAAAGTTGTCGCATCAAACCAGATACCACAACCCTATCAGGAATCCGCGCCTTATACCGATACGAATTGGCACCAGCGCAGCATGACGTACATCGGGACGGACATCGACGTGACATTTACAAACGCCGATCTAATTTCAACTACAGACCAAGCCGATTATCCCGACGATTACGGCAACGCTACAATCCGCGTGCAAAGCGAGAACGCCCAAGACCCGCCCACCGGCGGCGAGAGTGTTTGGTTGTGCGCGATCATTGACGCTGCTTATCCCAAAACGTACTCTTGCAGCGAGGGCGCTGAGGATCATTTTGTGGAGGTGTCTTTTGCCGGTGATGGTTTTAGCGGTTCTTTCCTTTGCGAGAAAGACCTCTTGGAATCGACTTGGAGCGCGACGGTTTATAAACTCATTTTTGATGAGCCGATTGAACTAACATTTGGCGACCCGATCAATACATCGGGGACAGTTTATGGCATCAAAGTCACACTCTGCGATTATTCCTATGCCACCGACATGATAAATACACCATCCGAATCGTATGGAGGCAAGATCGAATTTATCGGCCCTATGATTTATTGTTGGGTAAATAATCCCTGGGTGCCGACCGGCACGGTTCATACAATCGGACCTTGCGTAGGCGAGTATTTATTGGGTGGTTACGAGGCTGGGTCTGGAGACAATCCTATAACCATGGCTTGGGATCCGTCCACAATCGACACTACGGTAGCTGTGAATTGGCGAAATGTTCAAGCCACAATAGCAGGTTTTATAGGGAGCGGCGAATAATGAAAATTATTTACCAAGCAGGTAAAAAGTTTTTATCATACCCCTAAGAAAAAAGTTTTACTTAGTAGGTAAAAAAATAATGGCTTATTGTCAATGGCAACCCGACGGCGCTAAAACACGATGCTCGATCTGCGGGTTTCCCTTGGAGCGTCCCTTTGGGCCGAATCTGCCCAAGAAACCTTGCACCATGCCGAGTCCTCCGCCAAAAACGCCCGTAATCCGCAATGAGGCGATTCCGGCCGAGGAAAAGGCCAAGCGCCGAGTGGTGCTCTTGAAAACAATTGAAAGCCTGTTGGCCGTTACCGAGTCCTCTGAAGATCCAAAAAAGACCGTTGAAGATCCAAAAAAGACCGTGGGCGAAGCCGAATCGATGCGCCGCCTTGCGATCTGCGACGCCTGCCCTTCGTTTACAGGCCTGAACTGTAAAACTCTTTGCCCGGACTGCAACAGCCAGGCCGGCATCAAGATGGCCAAGATCGTCCTCGGCCTATCGACCATTACCCCCGGCGTATCTGATATTACGCCATGCCCGAAATTCACCAGGCATTTAGTGGCTATTTCAAATTGCGCCGAGTTCGACACGAACTAAATCTTTTTGCGGCTTTTTGGCTTCCTTTTTTAAGCGCATGATTTTACCCTCCTGATTATCAAACTACTTCCCCACCCATCATATTACAATTCCCAGTTTGATACTACGAGGGAGCGGCGAATAATGGCTATTTTACCCATCTTACCATTACCCCCTCTATGTGGTTAATTTGGAAATAATTACGATTTTTCTCTTGTAATTTATTCGCTATGACGTATAATATATATAGATTAATAAGGCGGACGAGTGATCCGCCAACTCGGCCCCGGAGAGTCAGGGGCAGGCAAAGGAGAATTAAAATGAGAACCGAATATTTGTTGGAAAATCAGGAAGATGTAATTGAGGTTAATGATACAAACAGCCCAATGTACATCACCTATACGAGCGGCACAAAAAATCCGCTGTACAAAGGCGATTCGCTGCACGAAGCAGCCGCATCTCTTGAAATGGATGTAGATGACTTGGAAGATCAGCTAATGGGCGATGGAATTGAATTGGAAGCAACGATTCAGCATGATTGCTTCGTAGAACGCTGCGAGTGTGAGGAGTGCCGGCTAGATCGCAGCCGCACACCGGCCGAGCGCGAATCCCACGATTACCCGGATGATGATTAAAGTAGTTCTCCTGCCGCCCGGCTCTACTGGGATTGGATACACTTTAATCTCTGCATCCGGGCGGCGGCCTTTTGGAGCTAAAAATTGCTAACCAACGAAGCCGCTAAAAAACTCGGTATCTCAATTCGTCGCATCCAGCAGTTTTGCCGCTCAGGTCGGCTCGGGCAAAAGGTCGGCCGGGATTTTATTATAGATGAATCTTCATTGAAAAAATTCCAAAAAATAAAGCGCCGCGTTGGCCGACCGAAAAAGCAGTAATAATGGCCTATTGGCGTATCGACCATCACCCCCGGCGTGCCGGATATAGCGCCATGCCCGCAATTCACCAGGCATTTAGCCGCTATTTCAAATTGCGCCAAGCGTGAGCCGGGCATTAAGACTTATTGATGAGAACCGGGAAAATAAATCTTGGCGTATTTCGCCCCCCCTTAAAATGGTTTGTGGAAAACCACAAATCTGAATGGCCGTATAGTATAATTTTGCACTCCGGCCGGCGGGTGAGGCGAGGAATCATAATCCGCGTGTCGAAGGTCCGAGTCCTTCCGCCGCTACAAATGCTAGCTTCGTTTTTTACGGCAAAAACGGAGGTAGTGCAGCGGATTCATAGTCCGCTGCACTGAGCAAGCGGCATCGGCCGGACAGGAGAATCGACGCGCCGTGAGGCTCGTCGGGGCCAAACTAAAGGCAACCCGGGTGGTGCCGGGGGCCGAAAGCTTTTTACGCCCGATAACTCTCTTGTCCGGCCGTTTTTTTGAAAAATTTTTCCAACCCCTATTGACGCGCTTTTCTGGGCGCGTAAATTTGACCCCATCGTTGTAAAAAGCTTTTACTCTACCAAACCTCTTTAACCCGCGTCTTGCGGGCTTGGGGGCCGCGGTTGAGCGAAAGCCACCGGACCTGACCAAGTAAAAGCTCAGGACAACCGGCCAAACCCGAGTCCCATTAACGGCAGACGGCGCCAACCGGCAGTGTTCTTGGACTGCCCCTCTCTTTGCGCTGCTGGTTGCGCGTCTGCTAATACTGCAATGGATGATTTTTTTATTATCAACGTCGCCCTTATTGCTTTGGTCGGCTTCGGCTTCAGGCTGGGATACTTATTCGCCAAGCATATTGTCGGCAATGAGGAATACCATCGAGGCTATTTGGACGCCCTGACCGCCATCGACGAGCAGCTCGGCGATCCAAAGGACACAAGCGGCGAATTCGCTTGTCATTTTCAAGAGGAAAATTAAGCATGGACGTCAACACGGAAGTTCTTTCGCCAAAATCCTACCGCCCCGTGCGCCTGCGGCACGTCATGCCCGTGGATCTTGAAAAGCGCAGCATCCGCGTGGCATTTACGCTCTCCCACGGCACGATCTTTGGGCTCGATCTGGAACTGGAATCGGCCCGTGTCCTGAGCGGATTATTGGCAGAACAAATTAAGCGTTATTGGGCATCGGCCAGGGAAAGAGATTTTGCCGAGCTTGATCGCTGCATCGAAGCTTTTGAAAAAAGCGAGGATTGATCCATGCGATTTTCCATGCCCCAGCCATTCCCGGAGTCTTTGCACACAACATGGCCCTGGAAAAAATCGAACATCCGCCGACTCGAGCAGTCTTCGCCGCCGATAACGGTCTGCGACCTGATCGACAATAAGGGCAATCTAGTAGGTGAGTGCTTTTTCATCGAAGACGCCGACCTGATTTTAAAAGCCGTGCGCCTGCACAACAAATTTTTCCCGCAGCGGACCGCCGTTAAAACTAAAAAACGAAAAATACATTCATGAAAAACATCATAAAAAGCCCGCGGAATGGGCTTAAATACAGTGATTGCCGGCAAGATGCTCCAAATCCGCAACCTATGTTTGCCCTGAGAGGGGCTTTTCTTGTCGGATCTGAAATGCTCGAAGAGGCGGGTCCGCTACGAAGTCGAGGGATCGTTTGTTTCGAGGAGTTTTTCAAAAATGTCCCTTTTATCCCAGGAGTCGTTTATTGTCGATACCAGCCAGGCCGAGGATCATCAAGACGAAAAGCCGCCGGACTTGCGGCCCACGGTGCATTGGTCCATGCGGCAGTTTTTGGAATTTTTCTTTCTGCCGAATTACCTGCAACTCCGACGGCGCCGGCCGGGGACGATAAAGCTCTATTTCCAGTTCATAAAGCTCTGGGAACTCTTGACCTCGAATCCGGCGCTCTGCCTGATCGACCAGGAGACGGTAAGGGATTTTGTACAACGCCTCCAGGATCGGCCTGGACAGGGAAAGCCCTATCTATCGCCCAATACGGTCCGCAAGCTGTGCACGCACGGCCAAAAAATGCTGGACTATGCCGGGCCGAAATCCAGGCGCAACCGCTCCGCGGCCCAACTGATCGTGGACGTGCCCTATCTGGAACGGCCGGACCGGGTGCAAAATCCAGTGAGAGTAATTCCCACGCTGGAAGAAATCGGGATCTATCTGAGCAGTTGCCGATTTGCAAAACCCACGTCCAATCTTCACAGTTTAAACGCAGGCTTATTTCACAAATCCATCACAATTTTTATTTACAACACGGCATTAAGAATCGATTGCGTGATGCAATTGGAATGGGAGATGGTCGATCAGAACAAAAAAGACTGGATAACAATTCCAGCGTCGATATTGAAAGGCCACAAAATTTACGAAATGTGTTATCTCAACCGGTTCGCCCGGGAGGCAATCGAAATTCTGCATCGACCTGGCGAAAAACGATTGTTTCCTTTTGCCGGTTGGCCAAAGTCTCAGGGTTGGTTTCAAAGTTGCAGGCGGAAAATTTTGGCGAAAACGCCTATTCCAAAAGAACGCCATTTCGGACCGCATGGCTTGCGGCGAGCAACAATTACCACGCTTACCAGAGAAAATCCCATGGTAGCCTCGATTGTGGCAATGCACCGTTCGGTGAACGTGACCCGGGATTCTTACACCGATCCGGAGATCGTGATTCCATATCTGGATCTTTTGCCGCAGCCGCGGGTGATCGAGTCCGAAAGGCAACTGACCTTGTTTTAGTGGTCAAGGTTCAGGGTTCAGGGTTCGGGATTTTAAAATTTGCAATTTGCAATTTGCAATTGACAATTTGTAATCTTTTGTTTGTCGCGCTACGGAACCGGGACGCCCGTGCCGGGGATGAGCCCCGCAGGTATGGCCCGGGCGTTTTTTACGCCATGGAACCGGGGGCCGGAAGGGGAGCGTGGATTAGTCCTGCGGCTGCGGCCGTTCGCTGCCGGTGTCATTCACCGCCTGGCGTAGCTCCCAGGCCCTCGGATTTTTGAATTTTAAGGATCCACATGAGGTGGTACGCGGCTTCGGTAAATCGAAGCTGGAGAACGCCGTCCGTTTCGATGGTTCCTCGAGAATGTCGTTGAAACAACTGAGCGTGACAGCCTGGAGAGACAGGCATTTGTATCCATTGTATCCACGCCAGGTGCGATCTTACCCGGCTGCCGGCCGGGGTCGCGAAATTTAATTATACCTTTTACAAGAAAGGAGACCTGGGTTTGTTGAATTGATGATAGCACTGAACAACCGCGGCGGGTTAATGGAGAAGATTACGCAAATCGAGGCCGCCGCGGCCCGCGCCGAAGTTGTAACGGCTGCATGTCCGCTGGCCCTGGCGGAAGGAGGTGGTTCGAGTCCGCCTCGGCGCTTTGGTATCGAGCGTTGTCCTCGCATAACGCCCGGCATGGAGCCGGGCGCGAGGGCCTTTTAATAAGGAGGTAAAAATGTCTTGGAGTTTAAATTTAGTCGGAACCCGTTCAGCCGTCAAAGCCGCTGTCCAAAAGGCCGGCAATGAGGTCCCGGACGGCGTGAAAAAAGCGATCGTTGAAGTTTGCGACGATCCAAACCCTGGCAATAATGCCGGGAATGGGATATTGGTCAAGGGACACGGACACAACAATACCGGAAACTCTTACCGCAGCAGCATCGGCATGCTGACGGTCGAGCCTGTCGATGTATTAACCGATCCGCCGGCTGCGGTCGATGTAGTAGCCGATCCACCACCTGCGCAGGAATCTTGATTATTTGCAACAGGCCGCGCGATTAGGAGAGCGGCGCGGCCTTCACAGGCCGGCTGCGGTTCATGAAGAACGAACCGGCCACATTTTTTTATACGAAAAGAGCGAATCATGACTTTAAAATTTCCCCTGCCGACGCAGGAAAACCTGATGGTCAAATCGGTCGCGGATTATATGCTGTCCGACGAGGGTTTGGAGATCATGCAAAAATCGCTGGACCCCGCGATTCAAAATGAAGTCATCGGCAAGAGCTTCCTGGCCGGCGCCCGGGCGCAAAAGAAAAACATCATCGAATCGGTTTCCCTGAATTAGGGATGGAGAGAGCATTTTAAAAGGATCTGCATGGATGGTTTTGGGAAAGAATCCGCAACAAAACGAATTGCCCTTTGCCCTGGCCGAGGCATCTTTTAACGAGCGGAAAAACCAGCTTGGATTGGCCCTTTTAAAAATCGGCTGCGATGCGGAATTATCGATTTTCATTCAATGGGTTTTCAACGTAACACACGGAGGCACATCCGGAGAACTTTTAAAAAGTTATAGGGATCTTAGCCTGGCTCCCTGGGGCTTGTGCTGCTCGACGGCTAAGGCGCGCAGCACCGTAGGTCTGGCAAAGCACGCCGGACTGATCACAATTGCCGAAAATCGCTACACGAGCGGCGGCCAAAAAGCGAATGCTTATCAGATCGATTGGATAGGTGTCAGTCACATTATCCGGCCGCGTCCGGCAAGTCACATTCAGTCACACAGTCACATAAATCAATCACACGAATCATCATTACATTACGAGAGATCGGGTGCTTCCACAGAGCATCCCCCTGCTCTCCCAGAGCACCCCCATGCTTCCACAGAGCATCCCCCTGCTCTCCCAGAGCATCCCCATAAGGAAATAACTTCCTCTTCTTGTGTCTGTCTGTCTGACGACGTCGTCGACAAATCATTCTTGAGTACTAAGGCTGCGCGCGTGAAGTTTCTCCGGCGCTGCCAGGAAGTGACGAACGAATTATTTCCCCACCGGCAAAATCCATTAGACGAGGAAACGCGCGAATTGATCATGCAAGTCGTACTGCTGTCTCAGACGATCTTCGAAGATAAATGGCTCGACAAGGCGATTAGGGCGACAAAAAGGTTTTCCTCGACGAATCCACCCGGTTACTTGAAGAACACGCTGGCCAATATATGCTCGGAGTATTACGACAAATGCCCGAGCGAGCGGGCGTTCGAATATTTCAATGCTCTTTTACGCCAAGCAAGGCCGATAGTCAACGCGCTGGGCAATCCTATCAGGAGTTAAAACAATGTGTAATTTTTTATCGGGCATTGTTACCATCGAAAATTATCCGCGAATTCTGTGCACCAACTTACTGCATCATGAAATCACGGTCAACGGCTCTGGTCTAAAACCAGAACAATACCGGGAGTGGGAGTGGACTTCCGATGATGAAGGCCGTTCACTTTCCGTACGCGCAGCGCCTGGAGAAAATCCCAATGTACTAAAATCGGCCATTCTTGCCAAATATCCAAACAGAAAGGCGTGTTTGAAGTTTTGCATTGATCAAATCCTCAAATTAAAAAATATAAACTTGGATGGCCTGACCTCGGTCCCGGACAATTTCAAGCTGCCCGACAGAGTGGGCGGCTACCTGGATCTCCGCGGCCTGACCTCGGTCCCGGACAATTTCAAGCTGCCCGACAGAGTGGGCGGCTACCTGGATCTCCGCGGCCTGACCTCGGTCCCGGACAATTTCAAGCTGCCCGACAGCGTGGGCGGCTACCTGGATCTCCGCGGCCTGACCTCGGTCCCGGACAATTTCAAGCTGCCCGACAGCGTGGGCAGCTACCTGGATCTCCGCGGCCTGACCTCGGTCCCGGACAATTTCAAGCTGCCCGACAGAGTGGGCGGCTACCTGGATCTCCGCGGCCTGACCTCGGTCCCGGACAATT